TAAATTAATCGTTGGTGGTCGAACTGCTAGTGGTCCTATAACTGTACAAGAGGCAATGATTAAACAAGAATATCTTGATGCCATGTATGAATCTGAAAAAGAATTATTTGAAAGACATGACGTATGGATGCCGTAGCTAATTACCTTACAGAAAAACTTACGACGACAAAAAACAATCTAGCTGAAGCAATTTCAACTGGGTCATCTGAAAACTATTCTGACTATAAATATCAAGTCGGTATTATTGAGGGCTTGACGATTGCTCTTGAAGAAATTAAATTAGCAGAGAAAAACTTATATAGTGAAGGAGAAGAAAAAGAATGAAAGCAGCAGGAGTAGCAACAACGGTTGCAGGTAATGACGATTGGATTACAGATAAAGAGTCATCTGATCCAAAAGTATTACCACATTTACCGGGTTATCATATTTTGATTAGACCTGTAGCAATTAGAGAAAAGACAAAAGGGGGTATCTTGCTTCCTGATAAATTTAAAGACGATGCTAAATACTTAACAACCCTTGGTCGTGTGTTAAAAGTTGGTGAGTTAGCTTATGCTGATCACGATAAATTTAAGGGGCGATCATGGTGCAAACCTGGTGACTATGTTGTTTATGGTAAATATCAAGGCGATAAGTTTTTTTATAAAGGTATTAGAATGCTGTTGTTGTTTGATGACCAGATACTTATGGTTGTTCCCGACCCAGCTGATCTTGATCCAAACTATTTGGATGTAGGTACCAAATAACATATAATACTAACTTAACGTAATCGTAACTCGTAACTGCGGAGAAAACATGAACGAAGAAAATAAATCACAAGACGATGGCTATCAAGAGATAGACATTTCAAATTCACAACCAGAACAACAGCCAGAGCAACAACAAGCCGAAACTCCTGTTAAACAAGAACCTGAATATGTTGTTGAGGGTCTAAATGCTTTGGACGATAAAAAACCAGAACCGGAAGTTGAAATTGAAACTACAGACGATGAGGCTACTAAAGAGCTTGACGGCATAGAAACTGAAGGGGCTAGGAAAAGAATTAACAGACTAGTAAAACAACGAAAAGAAAAAGAAGAAAAGTTGTTATTAGCTGAACAACAAATACAACAACTTCAAGAACAATTAAATTCTCAAAATAAAAAATTAAAAGATACTGAAATAGCCAGTCTTACTAATCAAGAGAAAAGTTTACAACAACAACTTAAAAATTCTGAAGAAGCTTACAAGTCAGCTTATGACTCCGGCGATAAAGATAAAATGTTGGAAGCACAAAAAGCTATTGCTGATGCTACAACAAAACTACAATTTGTTGATGCAAAAAGATGGTATCAACAAGATCAACAGAATAAACAAAAACAAGAAGAACCACAACAAACTCAACAAAGAGTTAAACCAAATAGTTTAGCTATTGAGTGGAAAGAAGATAATGAAACGTGGTTTCAAAAAGATCCTATTATGACTCAAGGTGCTTTGGTGATAAATCAACAACTTTTACAAGAGGGCTTTGATCCAAACACTAAAGAGTTTTATAATGAGGTATCGAGGAGAATCAAAAAAGAATTTCCTCACAAGTTCGGAGAGCAGGATGATCCGACAAAACCTGCTCAAGTGGTGGCTGGAAAGTCACGTACTTCGGCCTCGTCTAAAGGCAAGATACGATTATCTCAAGAAGATGTTCGCCTTGCTAAAAAGATGGGAGTGCCACTTGATGTGTATGCTAAAGAAAAAGCCAAGGTCGAGAAGGCCGGCGATGACTACACTACTGTAAATGTATAACGTGGATGAAAGGTAATAATTGATATGACTAGTAAAACTCAAAACGTAAAAGCTGCGACTCGTTCCGCACAGACGACATCTCGTAACCAAAGAGGAACTTACGAGAAACAAAACTGGTTAAAGATTCCTGAAGAGGTATCTAATCGATATAAAGAAAAGGGGTTAGTTCTCCGATGGATTAGAGTGTCTCTCAAGGGGCAATATGACGATCAAAATGTTCAGACGAAACAATATGAAGGTTGGGATTTTGTCCGACCTGAAGATGTTCCTGAGATGAGTGCTGGTTTTAGAAACCAAGCTGCTGGTAGTCTAGGTAACCTTGTTATACGTGGTGATGTGGCTTTAGCTACAAATACTATGGAAAATAATAAAGGGTATAAAGACCATGTAGATGAATTTACACAGTCTCAAACCGATGCTATCAATAGGCAACTCATGAGCAAAAATGATCCTCGTATGCCAATCTCTAACAACAGTCGATCGAAAGTTACCACAGGAAGACCAACACACTTTGATAAGTAAAAGTGTTTGGTTATTATAAACAACACTAACTTTTGAAGGAGGTTAAGATGGCAACATCTAAAAATCTGAATGGACTTCAGCCTTCGAGAATGCGTGGTGGTGGATACAATACGAGTGGTATGAATGAGTACGACATTACTAACGGTAATGACGAAAACATTTTCCAAGGCGATTTAGTAAAAATTGTCAACGGTACTATTCATAAAGTATCAGCTACTGGTAATCTACAAGCTGGAGTTTTTATGGGTGTTAACTGGACAGATCCTGTTACTAAGCAACCTACGTTTAGTAACTATTTTCCAGCAGACACTTCATCATCAACTGGTAATCCAAAAGCTTTAGTTCTTGATGACCCTAATGCTACATATATAGTACAAGCAGATGCGACTGTCGCAGACACTCAAGTCGGTTTGAACTTTGATGTGACTTTAGGTTCGGGTTCAACTATCACAGGTATCTCTGGTTTCGGCATGAAAGGCGGAGCAGGAGCTGATTCTGCAAAAGCATTAAGAGTGCTTAGAAGGTCTACACTACCTGGTGAAGCTGCAACCGATCGATTTCCAAAGTTTGAGGTTAAACTTAACTTACATAGAGATGACTACGGTAAAGGGTCAGTCGTTTCTATAACTGACATATAGGAGGGAAATATTATGGCTATTAATAGAGGTAATATCGCAAAACAGCTCCTTCCTGGATTAAACGCAGTCTTTGGATTGGAGTATGGCTCAATAGAGGACGAACACGCACCTTTATTTGAGATTGAAAACTCGGACAGAGCTTTTGAAGAAGAAGTTCTATTCACTGGTTTCGGTGAAGCACCAACTAAATCAGAAGGTGCAGCTGTACAGTATGATTCTGCAACAGAGTCATTCACCAGCCGTTATTCACATGAGACAGTAGCTCTTGCTTTCGCAGTAACTGAGGAAGCTATGGAGGACAACTTGTATGACACATTTGCGAAAATTCGTGCAAGAGGTCTGGCTAGAGCTATGTCAACTACTAAGCAGGTTAAAGCTGCTAATGTGTTTAACAATGGTTTCAGCACATCGTTCCCGGGTGGAGACGGACAACCGTTCTTCTCAAACTCTCACCCAGTTGTGGGTGGTACTCAAGACAACTTACTAGCTGCTTCAGATCTTTCTGAAACAACACTAGAAACTGCCTTGATTGCTATTCAAAACACTAAGGATGATAGAAATATCTTAATTGGATCACGTGCAAGATCATTGCACATTCCACCTGACTTACAATTTACTGCTGAGAAAATCTTAGCTAGTACATTGTCAACTACACCTATTCACTTTGGTTTCGCAGCTAACGGCACTGGACCAACGAATAAAGACGGTGTAACTAATGTCAATGATATTAATGCTGTCCGTTCAATGGGTATGCTACCTAGTGGCTATTTTGTGAATCATAGATTTACAGATAGTAATGCATACTTTATTAAAACAGATGTTCCAAACGGAGCTAAAATGTTCGTAAGAGCACCTTTGGCTACGAAAATGGAACCAGACTTTGATACTGGTAACTTGAGATTTAAAGCTAGAGAAAGATATAGCTTTGGTTTCAGTGACTGGAGATCTTACTATGGTTCTGCGGGATCATCCTAGGATATAAATTGATAATGGGGGTCAGTAATGGCCCCTGTTATTTATTGTTAAATATAAGGAATTAAATATGGCAACAAATATAAAAGCAATATTCGCAACATCTACATCTACGATAGATTCAATTCCAGGTAGACTTAGAGGTTACAGCTTAGTAAATGGTATGGCTTCAGCAACTGATATTGTGTTAAGAGATGGTGGTGCAGCTGGGTCAATTATCATGAAACAAAGGCTAATAGCCGGGGGTTCGTCTGATCAGTATATTGAAGATGCGGGTATTCGTTACGAAACAAATCTGCATGTCACTATGAATGCAGGAGTTAGTGTAGCTGGTACATTTTTTGTAGGGTAGTACATGGCCATTCGTAAAAAGAAAAAGGGCATGGGTATAAAAACCAGTGTTAAATCTGGTAATTTTAGACCAACGAAAAAAGGTGCAGGTATGACATCGAAAGGTGTAGCTGCCTATCGTCGTGCTAATCCAGGGTCTAAATTAAAAACGGCTGTCACGGGTAAAGTCGCAAAAGGAAGTAAAGCTGCTAAAAGAAGAAAGTCTTATTGTTCACGCAGTGCTGGACAAGCTAAGATGCATAATATTAATTGTAAAAAAACACCTAACAAAAGAATTTGTCAGGCGAGGAGGAGATGGAAATGCTAGATATGAATATGATTTGGATGAAGATTAAAGAAAAACTTAAATGTTCTGAATGTAAAAAACATTGGTATATAGCTGCAATAGTTGGTTTACTATTGTGGTGTTGGATATTTTAAATTATGGTTGATAAAGATTTAACAGATCTTAAACTTGAATTAACACGGCATATTGAACGTGAGGCTCAGTTACGTGAGGATGTATCTGAACTTAAAACAGATATGGGTTGTGTTAAACGATCTATCTTTCAAGTTAAATGGTTAGTTATTGGTGCTGTGTGTGCCACCGTTGTTATGCAATCAGGAGCAACATCAGTTATTGCAAAGATACTTGTAGGTATTTAATATGGCTATAAGTCGTGCTAATATAAATGTACAAATAACAAGAGCACCGAGTAAAAAAAAGAAACGGAGGAAGAAATATGCAAGTAACAAAAAACGTAATAAGGTTTAATAACTTAATGGTAAAGATTCCACAAGATACAAAAAGAGTGTGGGACTTATCAGAAAACAGATGGGGGTATAAATATGACAAAGTTATGTCCTAGAGGTAAAGCTGCCGCCAAACGCAAGTTTGCAGTTTATCCAAGTGCTTATGCAAATGCCTATGCATCAAAGATATGTGCAGGTAAGATAAAAGATCCGAGTGGTAAGAAGAGAAAAGATTTTAGAGGACCAAAACCTAGTAAAGCTGGTGGTGGTACTATTAAATTAAAAGGTGGCGGGAAGATTGCTCGTGGTTGTGGTGCCGTTATGAACAATCGCAGAAAGAAAACTAAATACCCTAAAATGAAGAATGCCTAATAAAAATTACTACACACAAAGACAATGGGATAGAGTTGTTGGGTATGGTAAAGTTCCAGATAAGTATAAACTAAAGGAAAAAGGTAATGGCTAAAAAAGGTTTAAAGACGTGGTTCAAAGAAAATTGGGTAGATATATCTACAGGTAAAAAGTGTGGTCGTAAATCAGCTAAATCATCAAAAAGAAAGTATCCCGTCTGTCGTCCCAAGGCAGTAGCTGATAGAATGACAGCAGGACAGAAAGCTGCGGCTGTTAGAAGAAAAAGAGCCAAGACTAATGTTGGTCCAAAGCCTACATCTATTCGTTATCCTATTAGTGCGAGTGGACGTAAACAAAAGGTTAAGAAAACTAAAAGAAGGGCATAGACGACGATGATTGATCCATTAATGGCTTTTGCTGCATTAAAGACAGCCAGTAGTACAATATCGAGTGCTGTTAAAGCCGGTAAAGATTTAGCTTCTTTGGTTGGTCCTATAACAAGACTGGCTAAAGCTGAAGCTGATTTATCATTTGCTGCCGAAAAAAAAGGTGGTATACTTGGTAAATTAACGGGAGCTGAGCAGACAGCAATCGATGCTCACTTTCGTAAAGAGGAAGCCAACCGTATCCGTGATGAGATGCGAGAACTGTTTATGTTGTTTGGTTCTCCGGGACAGTGGGAAAGACTACAGGCTGAGATAGCTGCGGAAAGAGTTCGTCGTAAGAAAGCTTTGGAAGCAGAAGCTCGTCGTAAACGTCGACTAAAGAATATGATTATTTTAACATTGTCTTTAGTGGCAGCAATAACTATACTAACATTTGAAATCATGTACTTAAAAGGAGCACTATGAAATGAGTAAAGTAAAAACTAAAAAGTCTATAGCTACACGTAAAGGGACAATCACTTCAAGAGAAGTAAATCCATTTACAAAAGCTAAACAATTAAAAAGAAAAGGAAAAAGCAAAACATATACAGCTTATGTAGAGCCTGGAAAGATTAGTAGAACTGGGGCCACAAGTCTTACTCGTACAAAAAAAAGAGGCCAACAAGGCACACAATCTGGTGCAACGGCAATTTCTAGAAAAAAACTACCAATCGGAACAAGACAGACACCGAGTAAAGCTCAGCTTAAATCTAGAAATAAACAAAAAAAAGACACTGATAAAATAATATCAGCTGCTACTAAAGTTTTAAGGGGTGGTGGTAAAACATCTAAATACCGTATGGCTGGTGGTGGTAAAACATCTAAATACAGAATGAAAGGTGGAGGTAAAACATCTAAGTATATGGCTAAAGGTGGTAAGACTTCCAAGTACATGAGACGAGGCGGCAAGGTTAAATAGTGGCATATACAATTTCTAACATCCCACACTTTAAGTGTTGGGTGAGGAAAGAGTTCACGCATAACCACGAGAAATACCAAGGAGAGTTTCTCCATGCTTTGGCTTTTGCAGTGTGCACTATTCCAGACCGTTGTTTAGGATTTCAAGTTGTGTTTACAGGATGTGGAGAAGATCATCCGAATCCCCACGGAGGAGCTATGTGGGCACGTATACCAATAACGGCTTTAGTGGGGGACACACCGTTTGATGAATGGCCACCAAACATCCAAACTCATTTAGCCCAACCTTGGGACTGCTCCAGTCGTAATCATGCTGTCATCAGAATGGATCGAATTAGTTCAAGTCCGTGGTTGTGTAAGATAGCAGGTGAGTTCTATAATGGTAAGTACATGTTTACGGTTGATTATACCGACAGTTATATATCGGATGACCCAGCACAACATAAACAATCACATGTGTTGGAATTAACATCAGGTCCCTATAAAGGTTGTATAGTAGCACTACCAAACAATCGTGTACGTGTAACCAATCCTGCACTATGGGCAGTTGGAGAAGGACCACCAGACTTTGTACCGTCACAGTGGGAACACTCCGCAGAACAACACGATAGTTATATGGACTGGGAAACAACATTTGATAACCTATATGAATGGGGAAAGGACAAGAAAAAATGAAATTAACAGATCTTAGTGGAGACGGAAAAATAACTCAAAAGGACAAACTTATTGGTGCCGGTGTTTTAGACAAAGACGGTAATAAAGTTAAGAAAAAGTTTTTTAATGGTGGTAAAGTACATGCATCATTTGGAACTGATTTTGACGATAGATAATTATGGCAACTTCAGGGACAACAACATTTAATCTCGATATAGCTGATGTAATTGACGAAGCTATGGCTATGTTAGGTGGTGAGCAGACTCTAGGGTTTGAACCACTAGAGGCACGACGTACACTCAATCTTCTCCTTATCGACTGGATGAACCGTGGTATATTACTATGGAAACAAAACCTAGCCACATTAGATATAACAAGTGGCACAGCTAAATACACATTACCAACTTCACTCATAGATATAACTGAACTTGTTCACAGAACTGTTAGTGGTTCTACTAATACCGACTTAGCTTTAGAACGTATTACTATGGAAGCTTATCAAAGAATTACAAACAAGACACAAACGGGTAGACCAACACAATATGCTGTTAATCGATTAAGAGATGCAGCTGAATTATATTTGTGGCCTACCCCTGATGCTACAACGTCAAGTGGCACACCAATATTGTCATACTTTAGCTTTAACAAAGTTGAAGATGTAACAAAGTCCGACCAAGATCCTGATGTTCCATTTAGATTCTTACCATGTCTAGCTACTGGCTTAGCTTATAAAATGTCTATCAAAAGACCAGGCATTACATCCGAACGAGCCAGTATGTTAAAACAAATGTATGAAGAAGAATTAACATCAGCAATGTATGCAGATAAAGAAAGAGCTAGTCTTTTGATTAAGCCATCGTTTAGGTTATAATGGCAAAAGGTAAGTATGCATACTTTATCTGCGACCGATCAGGATTTAGATTTAAATATTCTGAGAGAGTCAAAGAGCCGACGGGGTTGGTTGTTGGAGCTTCGGAAACGGATGGTCGATATAATATATTGGATCACCCGCAGAACAAAACTCCAAGGATTAATGACGATGAAAACTTGAGGGATGCACGTCCAGATACTGTACTAGCTACAACTGGTGATGCTGGATGGAGTCCTGATGATTCAACATTTACAAAGAGAGGTAACTAAAAATGGCCATTACACAAGCTGTATGTAATTCCTTTAAATCGGAAGTTTTACAAGAAGGACATCAGATTAAAACTGATACCTTAAAGATAGCTTTATTCACAAGTGCGGCTTCTTTGTCTGCGGGTACGACTGCGTACTCAACGTCCAATGAAGTTGTATCAAGTGGTGGGTATGCTCCTGGTGGAGGCACACTAACTGGTGTGACTATTTCACTCGGTGGTACATCTGCTTCTGGTGGAACAGCAATTATTGATTTTGCTGATATATCTTTTACAAGTACAACATTCTCAGCTAGAGGAGCATTAATATATAATTCATCTAATAGTAATAAAGCTATTGCTGTTTTAGACTTTGGGTCTGATAAAGTATCAACTAACGGTACTTTTACAATTTCATTCCCAGCTGCTGCCGCCGCCACTGCTATTATCACACTTTCATAGTCGAGGTTAATCGTCTATGTCTGTGGTTACTAGTGGATACAGTAGAAATACTTGGAACTCAGGTGCATGGAACCGAAGTGTTGTAGACCGATCGGTTACGGTAACAGGAGTTTCATTATCTACTGCTCTTCGTTCTGTAGAAGTAACTATTCCGGGCACGGCTTTTGTAACTAACGTAGGAATAAGTTTATCTCTTCGTAGTGTAGCTACAGCAGCTAATGCGAGTGTATCTGTTACCAGAGCAAATATAGGATTTAGTTTACGATCAGCAACCGTTGAAGTTGTTAAAACGAGTAATGTAACAGGAGTATCTTTAACAACTACTTTACGTAGTCCAACACTCACAGGTAGTCCAAAAGTTTCTTTAACTGGATTATCACCAAGCTTTACATTAAGAGATGCTATAGCTTTCTTTGGAACAAATGTTATTCCATCACAAGCATCGGCAACATTTGCAACAGGTAATGAAAATATTGGAGCTGGAGCTAATCCAGTTATATACGGTGAAGGTAAAACATTTAGAGTAACTGTTGTAAATGTCGGAGGAGCTAACAAATACTTTATAGACGGTAGACAACAGTATGGTTTAAATCTTGTTAAAGGACGAACACTTTATACCTTTGACCAATCTGATAGTTCTAATAGTGGACACCCCTTACGATTTTATTTAGATGCAGCTAGAAGCACATCTTTTACAACAAATGTATTAACACAAGGAACTCCAGGTAATGCTGGAGCTTATACACAAATTTTTGTTGCGAATGATGGACCAACTACATTATACTATCAGTGTAGCATACACGCAGGTATGGGAGGTAAAGCAAACTTCCAACCAGTGATTAGAACAAGAGTTATATCGCCAAACATAAACGGTGATGGTAACTTGGTATTAACAGGAGTTAGTGCTAGATTTAGAACACACATAAGAGGAATATGGACACCGAAAGTTTTTGGTGGTACTTCTGAAATATGGAAGGCTAAGAAGATATGAGTATAACATTCAACCAATTAGTAAGCAGAATTAAAACAACAAGTGAAGATACCAGCACAGAGTTCGTTGGTGACATCCCAGCTTTTATAGAAAGAGCTGAAGCACGATTAACAAGAGAAATAGATTCGTATGGTGTTGTTCAATACGCAACATCAAATATGGTTATTGGTGACCCGTTTATTACCAAACCGTTAAATACACTTATTATTAAAAATTTAAATATTATAAAGTCTGACGGTACACGTATAAATTTATTACAAAAGACTGACGAATATTTAAATGATTATTGGCCACAACGTACAAGTGTGGGAGTGCCTAGATATTATGCAAATTTTGGTTTTAATAATTTACTCATAGCTCCTACACCCGTGTCGGCTTATGATTGTGAAATGTCTTATATCGTTCAACCAACAGCAGCTACTTCAGTGCACCAACAGAATTTCTTTACTGAATATTGTTCTAATGCATTGTTTTATGCTAGTATGAAGGAAGCTTGTATGTTCATGAAGAACTACTCGGCAGCTCAAGTTTGGGAACAAGAGTATCAACGAGCCTTTACTGACTTATTGAATGAAGCTAGAAGAACAAGACAAGATGATATGAGAAACAATGCCTCACCAGCTGGAGGCGATAATACATTAGTAAAAGGAAGTAATTAATTATGCCCAGTACGTATACAACTAGACTCAGATTAGAGAAACAAGCTGATGGTGAAAATGCAAACACTTGGGGTGATCGTCTTAATCAACAAGTTATTGATATGGTTGACGAAGCCGTTGGTGGTGTAGTCGTTGTCAGTACAACCGGAGCCACAACATCATTAACTGCAAGTAACGGTGCAGCCGATCAGTCTCGTAATGCTGTATTAAGAATTGAAGGAACATTAGGATCTGACTCAACTATAGTAATTCCTAGTGTTGAAAAATTATATGTTGTTGACAACCAAACAACTGGTGGTGCACATACAGTTAAAATAAAAACAGCCGCAACAACAACGAATGTTATTGCTCCTCGTGGTGGTTCAAAGTTTATTTATTGTGATGGTGTAAATGTTCACAACTCTGTTGACCCTGTAGGTGTCAGTGCATTATCTACAGAAGGTGGTGCGGTTGGTCCTATCACGGTAGGTGGTACGGTATCAGCTACAGCTGTAGATTCAACAAGAGTTATCACAACAAGTATTAGTAGTTCAATTACCGATACAACTAAACTATTTGCAACAACAGCCATATCAGTTAGTGCTGTTGACTCACTGGGTAAACAACTTAGAATTACAAAGTCAGCTGTTGCTGATATTGTTTCATTAACTGATGCATCAACGATCTCAGTAAACTTTAACAGTGGTCAAAACTTTGATGTTAGATTAGGTGGTAACAGAAACTTAGGTGCTCCGACCAATGTTCAATCTGGGCAGACTGGGTCTTTCTTTGTTCGTCAGGACGGTACTGGATCACGAACATTATCATTTAATAGTGCTTACAAGTTTGTTGGGGGCACGGCTCCAACATTAACAACGACAGCTTCTGCCGTCGACCGTATTGACTACGTTGTGTTATCAAGTTCTAGTGTGCATATGGCGGCATCACTAGATGTTAAATAATACAAGAGGTATAAATGGTATTTCAAAATAATGTTCTTTCAGGTGCAGCTGGATCAGGTACAACCGTACATGCAATAAACCAGTCTATTAGATTTAATGAAGCTGATACTCCTTATATGGCACGAACTTTTGGCACACCAACTAATGCAAAAAAATGGACTTTATCTGCTTGGGTGAAACTTCATGGTAAAACAGATGGAGCTAGTAATGGTTCCAGATTACTTGAAGCTGGAGGTAGTGCAGGTAGTGAAGACCTTATATCAATTGGTTCTGGATATGCTGGTTACTCAAAAATTTATTTTTGGAGTAGAACTTCTTCATCTTATGATTGGCGATTAGAAACTACAGCAGAGTATCGTGACCCAAGTGCTTGGATGCACCTTACTTTCGTATTTGATAGTGATAACACTCTAAGTGTAGACCGAATGAAAATATTTGTTAATGGTGAAAGAATAACAAATTTTTCACAAGAATCATATCCAAGTAGTGGAGCTGCATCAAGAATTAATACAGCAGTTGCCCATAGAATAGGTGCCTCACTTTATGCAGGTAACAATGCTGAAGGTTATCTTGCAGAAACTGCACTCATAGATGGACAAGCATTAACTTGTGACAGTTTTGGTGAATTTAATAGTTCAGGAATTTGGATTCCTAAAGATATCAGTGGTTTAACCTTTGGAAATAATGGTTATCATATTGATGGTAGAGATGCTTCAGATTTAGGAGATGACGAATCAGGTAATGGTAATGATTTCAGTACAAGTGGACTTGCAGCACATGACCAAGTTTTTGATACACCTACGAATAATTTTCCTACGTTAAATCCTTTAGCTTGGGGAATACGTAATGCTGCAAACTCAGTTCCATTATCAGAGGGAAACCTTAAATTTACTGGTTCAAATTCAATTGGTGTTTATGGTACTTATAATGCTACGATTGAGGTACCAACTTCTGGTGGTTGGTATTTTGAAATGCGTGTAACATCAATTGGGTCAGTAGCTAAAGATGATATGTATTTATATGTTGCTGGTATTAATTTTTTTGGAGATGGTAGTGTTACTGGTTCAGGGTCATATGGTTCTGCGTGGTCAGCAGGAGATATTCTTGGAGTTGCTGTTAATGCAACTGGAATTTGGCTTAGTATAAATGGAACATATCAAAACTCTGGTAATCCTGCTACAGGAAGTAACTCAGCAGGGACTCCATCGACTACATCTCGTGAGATTATTACTGGCGATGGTTCGGCTACAACGAATTCATCATTAAGTGGTATATTAAATTTTGGACAAGATAGTACATTTGCTGGTGCTACTAGTGCTGGTGGGAATAGTGATGCAAGTGGGATAGGTAACTTTAAATATAGTGTACCAAGTGGATTTAAGGCTTTGTGCACAAAAAATATGGGAGCATAATATGGCAGCACCAACAATACCAAAAGGCGAAGAATATTTCTTTCCAATAATCTACGAAGGCAATGGAGCTGGGAGACGTGTCGGCCGATTTGTGCCTTTCACTGATAATGGTACGATTACTAATAGTGTTATATTTAATCGTGCAGATAATCCTTATATGTATTTTAATAAATCAGGTATTACCCCAGATTCTGATAAAAAATTTACATTTTCTTGTTGGTTTAAAATAGGTGAAAAAGGTTCTAGGTTAAATACTGGTTTATTTAATAGTAATACAGATGGAAGTAATGGTGGAAATGTAACTAGATATGCACCTTTAGCCACTTTTACTGCTAATGGTAACCTCTTTGGTTATGATTATGATTCAGGGGGATATAATTGGTATTTTTCAACAAACAGAACGTTTGAAGATACTTCAAAATGGTATCATTTTGTTTTAGCTATAGACACTACACAAAGCACATCAACAGATAGGATGAAGATATATATAGATGGTGATCAGATTACTTCTTTTTCATCTACAGTATATCCAACTTTAAATCAAGACTTATATACTGTCATGGCTGGGGGTTATCATATACTTGGTTTGGGATATAATGCAAAGTTTGATGGATATATCGCTGAAGTAAATTTAATTGAAAATCAACAGCTTACACCATCAACTTTCGGATTAACTGACACCTCAACTGGTAGATGGATACCAAAAACATTAAGTGGTATTACTTATGGCACGAATGGTTTTAGACTTGCCTTTGCTGATTCTTCTGCACTTGGAGACGATACCAGTGGAAACACAAATGATTTTACTGTTACAAATTTAGCTAGCACGGACCAGACCACGGATAGTCCTAGTCAAAACTTTCCAACATTTGATAATAACCAAACAATAGATAATG